CGAAATCTCATCAGCTGACGGCCTGACTACCACTAAAGAGGTTCACGCTGTCATATCGCGCTACCGTGGCACAACTGACGCGGGTGGCGATGATCCTTCAACAGCATCAATCACAACCGTGCGCATCGGCAACAGAGACGTAACCCGCGAGTTTGACGTGCTGTTTGGCCTTGACAACATCACAAGCGAGCTTGAAATACAATGACCCAGCTACAACGAACGGCCCTCGAAACGCTGCAAAAGTTAGGCCCGATGCCGTATCTGAAATTGAAACGTCATGTACCACGGCTTCAATGGAAGTCTATTCTCGCGCTCATTGATGAGGAAAAGGTCGATGGGGATCACAAGGAATTGAGGGCTAAAGTTTAACCCCGTTTCAATACTCTTTTAATTCAAATTCAATGTCGCGGCACGGTTCGCGAAACAACTTTGCACACACTAACCAACACAATAAGCATGGAACAGCCAAAACTTTTTGAAGATAAAATCGAGTTCATTCATGTGCCACAGGTCATAGGGTCTGGGTACGAAACCGATGTCGCCAAACTTGCCATCGAGGATAAGGTAGCGTACCGTGCTGCAAGAAAAAACATGCAGATACATTCGGCTATCATTCTTAAAATCAATGATGAGTTCGCTGGATTCTTCACATTCGAGGTCAATCATGATGCGAAGGAATTTTGTTTACTTCAATCGGCTATGTCATTAGATAAAAAAGACAAGGGCATATATGGCCGAATGGTCAATGAGATTATTAAGCAAAACACGTACGGATACCCAATGGTCATGACCGTGAGCCAAAAGCATGACCTTGAAAATCCAAAAGTTTTTTTTGCACTTGGGTTTAAGGAGTACCTAAACATGAGCGGGTATTCATATGTTGTTTATGGCACTTTTGAACAAGTTAGAATGAAGCGGCTTGCCCATGCCACAATGACAAACGTGTGGGTATCTACGCGAGCTGATTGGTTGAAAATGAAGCGCGAATGGAATGATCTTATCGAAGCTGCTGGCGAGCGAAACGGTGTTACAAACCCAAAGTTTGCCTCACGTGAGGGGGCATGGATGGGAGATAATGGAATGTCGAATGTAGTACTTGCCACTCAAGAAATACAGGATGGCGAGATTGTCAATAAGAAAGGCAAGTCATTTAACGGGAACGTGTCGGTGCTTGACCCAGTGGCGTGTGAGGTTATTCTGCGTTTCTTCATGCCAAAGGATGGGGTAAGGGTTTATAACCCGTTTGGTGGCGGTGTTCAGTTTGGATTTGTCACGGGTCAATGTGGGTACGAATACTTATCGAGCGAAATTAGGCAGAATCAATGTGATGCCAATAACGCGATATGCAAAGACTTCTATAACACGAAATGGCTGCAATCAGATAGTTCAAAGTTCAAGCCAAAGCAAAAGTATGATCTGGTGTTTACGTGCCCACCATACTATCAGGTAGAAGATTACCTAGACTATGACGGCAACCCACCTAAAGGGGAGCTTAATTCATTGCCAACATATCAGGAGTTTCGTGACACGCTTTTCGCTGGCTACAAAAACGCTATTGAGGCGTTGAATGATAATTGCTTTTTTGTGGTCATGACTGGTGACAGCCGCGATAAGAATGGGGCTTATTATGGGTGTGAGGCTGAACACGAACTTTTTTTCAAAGAACAGGGCTTGCATATTTATAACAAGATAGTCTACCTTGAGTGTGAATTCACGCGTCTTGCACACGCCAAGCGCACACTTCATTACCGCAAGTTTCCAAAGAGAGAACAGAAGATACTTGTGTTTTACAAGGGAGATATGTCTAAGATTAAGGATAGGCACATCAATATAGGCAGACTATGAGACAATACTCAACTTCTATCAATTTAACGCGAAACTCAAGGGGGGTCTATTCATTAGACCCCCTTATAGGTTGCTCATCAGGCATGGCTGAAACAAATGGAGGGTGCTATCATGACTGCTATGCGGCAAATGCAGCGGCCCGATACGGATATGACTTTACCAAATCTGTAAGGCGTGATTTTGAAAATGAATATCATAGAAGACAGGTCATGTCGGCAATAAATAGAAGCAGCCTTGATTTTATAAGGATGGGGACAAGCTGCGATCCATCTGAGGATTGGGATCACACAATGAACATAATCGATAAAATAAAGAACTGCAATAAGAACATTGTTATAATAACTAAGCATTGGAACAATATGACAGATAAGAACGCGGCTTTTATAAAAGGCAAAAACATATGTATAAACACATCAGTAAGCGCATTAGATAGCCCGCGCATTTATCAGAATGGAATAGAGCAATATCATAGACTGAAACCAGTATGTAAGTCAGTTTTAAGGGTTGTGACAGCTGATTTTACAAGTCAATCAGACATAGAAACACAAGAAATGATGCTATCACATAACGGTGCAATTGACACCGTATTGCGAGTAAAAAAAAACAACCCGCACGTATTGAGTGGTAGAATTAAAACACAAGTAAAAAGGTTTCTTGGTACTAAAATGATTGTCAGCAAACACAAACCATCAATATACATGGGTCATTGTTCAACGTGCCGTGAGATGTGCGGGGTCAATGTTAATGTTACACATCCTAAACAGCCAGGAATCACAAAACAAACTACACTATTCTAATGGCACGCACTCCCAAAGGCCACACCGTCTGCCGATACCTTGCAGACCCAGACTACAACACATGGCCGACATGCACCCTCGCGCGGCACCTGTTCAATGCGCATCCTGAGACGTTCACAAGCGAACGTGCTACAAGGGAACTGATCCGCGCGTACCGTGGGCAACACAAGGGCAAGCGCACGATCAAACCGATTGACAACAAGCCTCGCGGGTACTACGCGACCCTGCATGGTGAGACGTGTCATTTCAGGATGAGGACGATGCGCGGCAACTGAGAATTTAGTATATTTGCAAGGTCGGAGTGACGTTCTGACCATCATAAGACTCAATGAACAACAACAGCAACAACTTACAGGGGTAAAAACAGCGGAGGTCGGTCATTGAGCAGGCCACCGCTTACGCGACTCGTCACCGCGCCCCTGCATTTTTTCACATGGCACAAGATAGCTTTGTGATGTACCGCTCTTTTTTGAGCGGACTCAAAGACCTACCAGACGCGGATCGGCTTAAGCTCATTGACGCGATAGCCGACTACTGCCTTGACGACAAGGAGCCTGAATTGACTGGCATACATTCTACCCTGTGGCAGTTCATGCGGCCTCAGTTCGATGCGAACAAAAAGAAACGGGCACAAGGCGCGAAGGGTGGTAGTTTCGGCCATCTTGGAGGCCGTCCAAAAACCCCAAGCAAACCCCAAGCAAACCCCACCGTAACCCCAAGCAAACCCCATCAAAACCCCATCAAAACCCCTAATGTAAATGATAATGTGAATGGTAATGTAAATGAACATTCACATTATCAAGAACCCCGACCCCTTACCATCAACCTCGAACCTAACACGGGCACACCTCGCAGAAAGAACATCCTCTATTACTCATTCTCAAGCGTCACAGCCGATCAGTTCTTTGAGTCGCTATCTGAGAACACGCCCACATCGAAACTATGCGAGGAACAGGCAAAGGAGCTGGGCATCAAATTCCGCACCCGCAAATACCTTGTGCCGCATATCAAAGAAGTGTTCAAAAATTGGATGGTATCGGGCAGACTTGAATGGCTTACACCCGAACGGTTCGCAGAGGTCACGCCTAAGAACATGCCTCAGTTCATGCACCTGCCTGGCCTTACCGTTGACGAACCGAACAACCCGACAGCATGAGGCGCACACTTGACCAATGCGTGAGCGAATTACAGCAGATTCGTGACTCGGACGTTCAGCGCGGTGAGTACATCGGTTTTGAGAGCTTGGACGAACATGGCGGCACATCGGGTAAGCCGTTCATATCAATCCGCAAGGGGTTTCCCGTGTACATCGCGGCCATGCCTCATGCGGGCAAATCGGAATGGTTGTTCGAGATGCTCATCAACCTGTCCACGTTCAGCAAGTGGCGGCATTGTATCTATTCAGGTGAAGAGGGGAACGCAGCTGAGATTTACATTCAACTGGTAGAAAAGTACATCGGAAAGCCTTATCGGAGGTATAAGCAAAGGGGCGTGTTGAACGGCTACGCGATGAGCGAATCAGAGGCCGAACAGGGTAGGTATTGGGTCAGTCAACATTTCTACGTGCTATCGGACGAAACCGACTACACCCCCGCGCAATTCTGCAAGGAGGTCACGGCATGGGAAAAGGAGCTTGGGTTCTCGTTCGACACGATGGCCTTTGACCCGTTCAATGACTTTGTGAAAGACCTCAAGCCATACGGGAACAGGGTAGAGCTATGGCTTGAAGATGAGTTGAAGAATTGGCGCAGGGAATGTAAGTCACACAACCGCGCGGGATTCCTCGTGAACCACATAGCACAGATACCCGCTGAAAAGGACAAGGAAAGCGGTAGGCGGTTCATCCCGATGCCTGAGCCTACCGAATGGGCAATGGGGCAGAACTGGTACCGCAGGGGGTTTCTGATGCTCACACTTTGGAGGCCGCCCGCTGACATGCTCAACCCCGATACTGGCATACCATACGCGAACAACGAGGTCATTATCGCGGTGCATAAGGCCAAGCCAAAGGGTGTGGCGTGCCTCGGTAAGAAATCAATGTTCTGGGAATGGTCGCGATTCAGGTATTACGAAAACCTCGATGGTAAGCTGTTCTTTGCGGGCGAAGGACGGGCGCACTTAGCGGCACTAAAGGAGGTTGTGACCGATCAGGCCCGCGAGATGTACGGATACGCAAGCGGTCGGAATTTGCCACACTCACAGGAACAAAACGATAATCCGCCTTTCTGATGGATGAGATACAAGACTTTGAGACGTTGAGCCTGTTGAGGCAATTCAGCCGATTCCTGAGTGAGTCGGGCAAGGATGAGCGGGCGCATGATATGGCCTATGTAATGCTGACTGCTGCGCTGCGAATAGAGCAACTGAGACACCAGACGGCAGACCTTCGCAGAAAGTGGGCGAAAGCCGAACTTGAGGCTAGTACGCAACAGGGCCGCGCGGTCGTGGCCGAACGCAAACTGCAACGACTGATAGATCAGATGCCATGAGTAAGCACTACCCCATCGGCCACAAGTGGACAGACTCGCTCCGCAACAGGTACGAGATCACAGCGGCATACCTCATAATTGGTGGATACCACTATCACCTTCGCGTTAATGGCGAACGGGTCACGGGTCTATGTGGTGGACCCGAACTTGTGCCGCACAAGGACATTGAAAAGCTCGTGTCAGGCCGCGATGTTTCCGCGATCGAGGCGTACGTTACCAATCGACCTAAAACGATGGCAGACGCGCTAAGAATGAATCAGGCGCGGCATGGCACATTATACGTGACACGATGAAACAACTAAACGTATTAGTCGGCTGCGAGGAAAGCCAAGCCGTGACGATTGAGTTCGATCGGATAGGTCATAATGCGCGCTCATGTGATTTGCAGCCATGCAGCGGGGGTAGGCCAGACCTTCATATCCAAGACAGCATATTTCATGTTTTGCATAGCCCAATTTACTCAGGTGGACTTGACTTGTTTATCGGGCACCCGCCATGCACATACCTCGCGAATAGCGGTGTCAGATGGTTGTATAACTCCGATGGGTCTGTCAATAAGGAGAGATGGCAGAAAATGGAAGAGGCAGCGTTGTTTTTCAGGTCGCTGCTGCATGTTAATTGCAATAGAGTGTGCATCGAGAACCCGATTATACATAAGCACGCACTCAAGATCATTGGGGTTAAACCGACTCAGATAATTCAGCCCTGGCAATTTGGGCACGGTGAAACAAAGGCAACGTGCCTATGGCTTAAAGGACTTCCGCCACTGGTTCCGACAGAAATTGTAGATGGCCGTGAGCAGCGAATATGGAAGATGCCACCGTCACCAGAACGAACTAAGCTCAGGTCGAAGACATACCCTGGAATTGCAAGGGCTATGGCTGAACAATGGGGCGGACACCAATGCGCAACTGGTCAAACTTCGATGCTATTTGACTCATGAAACACATCAGCACATTGATACTCGTCAGCCTGATTCAACAGAATCTCAGGCGGCAGGCTGTCACGGAGTACCGATTCGCACCTCCGCGAAGGTGGCGGTTTGATATTGCGATACCGAATGAGAAGATCGCGATTGAATTAGAAGGGGCAGTATTCACCCAGGGCCGTCATACGCGCGGGGTCGGCTACCTGAACGACATGGAAAAGTATAATGCAGCGACCGCGTTAGGGTGGCGGGTGTTGCGGTTCGCCCACGTTCGCCACAGCTACACCGACATTTTGCATGCCGTTCGTGAGGTCATTGCAAATTCACCCGCTGACAATCAACACAATAGCCAACTTTAATAACATTTTAATCCGTTTTTAATGTGGCCTGAAATCCCTTGCCGCACCTTTGACCCATCAAACAACGCAAGCAAAAACGACAGCAACATGAAATTCGAAGTAGGTCAAGTGTACAGAGGGGTTAGCGGAGTGGGTTACGTAGCTATTGCAGTTACCAAAAGAACCGAAAAGACGATAACGGTAGACTCCTGCATGGAAAAAGGGAAGACGCTGAGAATTAACACCAAGTGGTACAACGGGGTTGAGGCTGTAATGTATCGCTCATGGATTGCTGACGCGAAAGATGTTTATGGTGACGATCAGCAAATGAAAGATGTTCTTGAATCAGCATACAACTGACAAACTCAATAAACATGGGTAACGAGTAATTCCGACCCCGACCGACCGAACAACACCACAACACCATGACACAATTCATCACCGACCCCGCTACCGTTTACGGGCTACTTGGATATGCGATATTCGCATCATTAGCTTGCGGCCTCAATTTCATTCTGTGGCGAATCGCCCACAATGAGAACGAGCGGAACAGCGACCTTGCCGAGCAGCTCGATTACAAGGTCAGCGACCTGACCGCGCTGCTCGATGACTCAAAGGCTGCGAACAAAACCCTAACCGAAACCAACGCCCACCTGTCGGACATCCTTTCGCGGGCATACGTTCGGAACAAGTGCGGCATATTGCAGCGTTACGATGATTGGGCAATCAATGGCGATAAGAAACCGAAGCCGAGGCGCACACATGCGCAGAAAATAAAGGAAATGGGCGATCACTTTATATCTGAGGTTGAGAAGATTAAGAATCCGAAACCCATGACCCGCGCTGAATACGTCCGCGCCTTGCTCAAAGAGGCTGCGGAGTCTGACGAGTTCAAAAACGAAGCGTGGCCGATGAGTGCGCTGGAGCAGATGGATGATTGTGTGTGCAACAATAACAATGCGTGGGATACAATGCCGCCGTTGTCCATTGCGATATGGACGTTCACCACTTGGTACAAAACAAAAGAGAAAGATTACTACTGGCGCAACATTGCAGACTCCGAAGCCGTCAAATCATTCAAATCAAAAACGCAATGGGTGAAATGATCGAACGCGCATACTTGCGACTATGCCAAGTGGTCGGACACGCGGCAATCATCACGGCAACAATCATAGCGGCATCACTGATCTACGCAACCTACTTCATTCAATGAAATTGGACACTTACCAACGAGATTACATACATGCCACGTACACCGAACACCGCAAGAACCTATCGATACGAAGGGCCAGTGATTTACCGACCCGAACAAGTCTATGGATCGATCCCGGTCACGATGGAGGAGAGGATATTGTGGGCCGTGTCGCATCACACCATGATAAGCGAGAAAGACATGAAGTCGGAGTCCCGCAGGTCGTGTGACGTTACGGCCAGGCAAATAGCTCAGGCCCTTATGTTCAGTCTGACACCGCTTAACCTCACAGAAATTGGGCGTAGATTCGACCGCGATCACACAACCGTCATATATGCGCGAAAGGCCGTCAC